TACTCTCACCACGGCACAGACCCCGCAAGCGGAAAGCTATGCAACGCTTTTGATCTTGTCCGTATTCACCTATTTGGCAATCAGGATGACGCCGCCGCGCCTGGCACCCCGAGCAGCAGGCTCCCGTCGTTTGTCGCAATGGCTGACGAGGCTTTGCAGATTCCTGAGGTTCGCGAGGAGCTTGCGAGAAAGCGGTTACAAAAGATCAGCGAGCAGTTTGACGAGGACGAGGCACCCGCCGAAGACGGCGAGGAAGATATGAGCTGGACTCGTAGCCTGACTCTCACCAAAACAGGTAAATGCGAGGCCACGATTGAAAACGTCAGAATCATCATGGAGAATGACCGGCGCTTGAAAGGCCGGTACTTCTACGACACCTTTAAGGAGCGCATGACCGTCTGCGGTGACTTGCCATGGATTAAGCTCAACGCTCGGGTTTCGACCGCTTGGAACGACGTTGACGATGCTGGCCTTCGCAACTATATCGAAAAGCGTTATACGATTGCAAATGTTTCAAAGATCATCGACGCAGTTGCTCTCGCTATGCTTAAGTGCGCAAGGCACCCCGTTCGCGAATATTTAGAAGGTCTCACTTGGGACGGAACGCCTCGAGCCGACACGATCTTCATTGACTACCTTGGCGCCGAAGATACCGAGTATACGCGGACGGTCACCCGTAAGGCTTTGATCGGCGCGGTTGCTCGCGTGATGCAGCCTGGGTGCAAGCACGATCATATTCTTGTCCTTGTCGGTCCTCAAGGCTGCCGCAAGTCCACGACACTCGCAAAGCTCGGCAAATCCTGGTTCTCTGATTCCTTTTATACGGTCCAGGGCAAGGAGGCTTACGAGCAGCTTCAAGGCTTTTGGCTTATTGAGATGGGAGAAATGGCCGCGACCCGAAAGGCTGAGCTCGAGCAGATCAAGCAGTTTGTTTCTAAGCAGTCAGATAGCTATCGCGCGGCGTATGCTCGTCGAACGCAAGAGCGCCCGCGGCAATGCGCCTTTTTTGGTACAACCAATGATGACGAGTTCCTGCGGGACGCAACAGGTGGCCGCCGTTTTTGGCCTGTTACTGTCACGGACAAGGGCCGAGAGACAGGTGACTACTTTACGCCTGAGGTCGTCGATCAGGTATGGGCTGAGATCATGGTTCGGTATAACGCTGGCGAAGTATGGTATCTGGACGACGCGAAGATCGAGGCAGAAGCGCGAGCAATTCAGGACGAGCATACTGAAATGAATGGCAAGCAAAGCCTCATTGAGAAATTCGTCAATACGCTTTTGCCGGAAGATTGGGCTACGAGAGACCTTGAGCAGCGGCTCGCTTTTTGGGCGGACGGCTTTTCTGACGAGCAAGCGCAAGGGACAGTGCCTCGTAGGTACGTGTGCGCTATGGAGATTTGGCGAGAGCTTTTCGGCGGTTCAGTTCGCGACTATACGCCGGCGCAGGCCCGCGAGATCAATTCTATGCTTAAGCGACTGCCTGGTTGGCGCTCCTGGTCGAGCATTGATTGCGGCCCGATCTATGGAAAACAAAGGGGCTTTGCCAAAATCCTTTAACAGCAGAACCCCAGGATTTTACAGCAGAACGCCCCGATTTTTACAGCGGAGTCACAGCAGTTTGGTGGCCTTAGCTTACAGCAGTTACAGCAGTTGCCAAAAATTACTGCTGTTCAAAAAAGTTAGTGATTGCAAGCAAAACAGCAGTTACAGCAAAATAAACAATTTTCTATATAAGGGTAAAAAATTAAGAAAATTAAGAGGAAAATATATCCATATATACCTATAAATCCTTAATTACAATGCCCTATATAGAAAATGCGCTGTTTTCGCTGTAACTGCTGTAGGAGGTAGCTTTGAAAGAATCAACAGTAGAAAGGAATATCCGCCGACAAGTCGAGGGCCTCGGGGGCGTGGCTTGGAAGTGGGTAAGCCCTGGACGTCGGGGCGTGCCTGACCGAATCTGTATTTTACCTGGGCCCCATATCATCTTTGTCGAGCTCAAGCGCCCAGGCTTGAACGACGGACGGAGCGAGCAGCAAAAGAAGGTCTTTCGCATTTTGGAGGGCTTGGGCTGCCACGTCTGGCTGATCGACGACGCAAACGTCTTTCGTCAGCGGCTTATTGAGATCGGGGTGCAGGCATGAAATACACGCCCTACCCCTATCAGGCTTTTGCTGAGAAGTTTGTCCTTGAGCATAAGGCCGCGGGCCTGTTCCTCGATATGGGCCTCGGCAAGACGGCGATCACGCTCTCGGCATGTGAGAAACTGCTGCGGGACTATTTTGAGACAAGCAAGGTTCTCGTGATTGCGCCGCTCCTTCCCGCGAGAGAGACATGGCCCGACGAACTGGCGAAGTGGGACCAGCTTGAGGGTCTGACTTATTCTCTGATTATCGGCACAGCGCAGGAGCGAATTGACGCGCTGCATACTGACGCCGATTTTTATATCGTCAATCGTGAAAATGTTGTTTGGCTCGTCGACTACTACAAGAAGAAGTGGCCTTTTGATATGGTCGTGATCGACGAGCTATCGAGCTTTAAGTCCAGTAAGGCGCAGCGCTTTAGGGCTCTTCGGAAAGTCCGAAAATATATCGATCGAATTGTCGGCCTTACAGGTACGCCGGCCCCGAACGGCCTACTCGATCTCTGGTCTCAGGTCTATCTCCTGGACGAAGGCGCGCGGCTCGGTCGAACGTTGTCGGCCTATCGCGACACTTACTTCATGCCTGGCAGACGTGGGCCGAATGGAATCGTCTATGACTGGAATCTAAAAGATGGGGCCCGTGAAGCGATCTTTGCGAAATTGAGCGATCTCTGTATCAGCATGGAAACGACGGGCCTTCCTGAGCGGCTCACGATTCCCCATGAGGTCAAGCTCTCAGAAAAAGCGGCGGCTATGTACCAACAACTTGAAAGGACTATGCTGCTGCCCTTTGCAGATGGAGACGTTGACGCGGCAACGGCCGCGATCTTGACGAATAAGCTCTTGCAGTTGGCCGGCGGCGCGGTCTACGACGAGAATGGCAAAGCGCAGATCGTCCATGACCAAAAGCTCGAGGTCTTAGACCAGCTTATCGAAGAGGCGAACGGTCAACCTGTTTTGGTGTTCTACAACTACAAGCATGAGCTTGATCGGCTGCAAGCGCGGTACCCTCAGGCCATTCATGTAAAAGAGGAGAATGTCGTCAAGCGCTGGAACGCTAAGGAGATTCCGATTCTTCTCGCGAACCCCGCAAGCGCCGGTCACGGCCTTAATTTACAATTCGGCGGTCATATCGCGATTTGGTACAGCCCGACTTGGAACCTTGAGTTTTTCCAGCAGGCGAATAAGCGCCTTCATCGGCGCGGACAAGCTGAGACGGTTCTCATTCACACGCTTATGGCAAAAGGTACGATCGATGAGCGTATTTACGATATTGTCTTACGAAACAAAGAGGCGGGCCAGAACGCCTTGCTTGAGGCGGTCAAGGCCAGAATCAAGGAGGTAACATGACGGAAGAAGTTTTACAGTTGCTATCTGACGGCCCGATGGTCGTACTCAATCGCGGCTATCGCGCAAAGGAGCGTATTGCCGCAAGGCAAAAACGCATTGAGGAGTGGCGGCAGATCGCCGAGTCTATTACCGCGAATCCCGAGAACGCTTCGAGCGGCGGCGGTTACCCTACAAGCAAGACCGAGAATTGTGTTGTCGCGATTATGACGCTGCAAGAAGAGATCAAGGATGAGATTATGGAGATCGCTGACTTTGAGCGGCAGACCTCTCAGATCATCAAGGAGCTTGTTGAGGACCTGAACTTCAAGACCGTCCTCGAGCTTCGGTATCTCAGCTACTTACGGTGGGAGGAGATCGCCGTCAGAATGAATTATACATTCAGGTGGACCCAGGAGCTTCACCGCAGAGCTTTACTCGCATTGCAGGAGGCGGCAAGCGCGCTAATTCCGGCGTAAATGCGGTATTATGATTATTTTAGGCTAAAGCGCGTTAATTCCTGGGGTCACATTGTATACTGGTATGGAAGGTTTTGGCGAGCACGGCCATTGTCCTTCCTCCTGAAGAAGAGCGGCTGGAAACAGTCGCTCTTTTCATTTTGCTGCGTTTGGAGGTGGTGAGCGTGGCAGGCAAAATGACTCCGAAGATGCAAAAGTTTGTCGATGAATACCTTGTCGACCTGAATGCGACGCAAGCCGCAATCCGTGCAGGATATAGCAAAAAGACGGCTTACTCGATCGGCGTTTCAAATTTGAAGAAACCCGAAATTCAAGCCGCAATCCAAAAAAGACAAAAATCGGCGGCTGAAAAGCTCGAGATCACGCGAGAGCGTGTCCTGAAAGAACTCGCTTCGATCGGCTTCGCGAAGGCTACCGACTTTTTGACGATTCAGGGCGGCCGCGTTCTCATTAAAGATTCTGACGACGTGGCCGCTGATAAGCTGGCAGCTCTCGCCTCTGTCAAGGAGGGTATGTATGGCGTAGAGGTCAAACTCGCTGATAAGGCTCGCGCTCTCGAGATGCTTGGTAAATATCTCGGCCTCTTTGATGGGACGAATCCGGAGGGCGATACGCAGAAGAATAACCTCTTTGAGGCGATCGCCGGCGCTGCAGAGGGGGGAATCGATCTAAATGAAATACCAGAGATTCAGTCCTCGGCAGACGTTGACGCTGACGTGGTGGAAGAGACCTGAGTTTGCAGACTATGACGGCATTCTCTGCGACGGCTCTATTCGATCGGGCAAAACCGTCTCAATGGCGGTCGGCTTTATCCTTTGGAGCATGTACTCCTTCAATAACGAGAGCTTCGCCATTTGCGGCCGCACGATCGAGTCGCTGCGTCGTAATGTGATCGTGCATTTGCCCTCCTGGCTTGAGGGCCTTTTCAAGGTAACCGAGCGGCGCGCTGAGAATAAGCTGATTATCTCAGTCGGCGGTCATAGCAATACCTACTACCTCTTCGGAGGTCGTGACGAATCCAGTTATACGCTTGTTCAGGGCATGACCCTGGCAGGCGTTCTTTTTGACGAGGTCGCGCTTATGCCGCGGTCTTTCGTTGAGCAGGCTCTCGCCCGATGCTCGGTCGCGGGGAGCAAGTTCTGGTTTAACTGTAACCCCGAAGGCCCCATGCACTGGTTCTACAAAGAATGGGTGCTTGCATGCAAGCGCAGGAACGTTCTTCACCTGCATTTCACAATGGCTGACAACCTCAGCCTTTCCGAGAAGATCAAGCAGCGCTACGAGGGCATGTACACGGGCGTTTTCTATGCTCGGTATATCCTCGGAAAGTGGACGAAGGCCGAGGGCCTTGTCTATCCCTTCTTTAATGCCGAAAAGCACATGATCGATGACGACGGCTCGCGCGGTCGTTATTACATTAGCTGCGACTATGGTACACTCAATCCGTGCGTCTTCGGTCTCTGGCGCATAAATGGCAATTCGGCCTTCATGGTGAAAGAGTATTACTATGACGGCCGCAAGAAGGGCAAGCAGAAGACCGATGAAGAGTATTATGCCGATCTTGAGGCCTTCGCAGATGGTTACTTGATTGAGCAAGTCGTCATTGACCCTTCGGCCGCGTCCTTCAAGGAGACGATCAGACGGCACGGCAAATTCAGTGTCAAGAACGCGAAGAACGACGTGCTTGACGGTATTCGCGATACTGGAACAATGCTGCAAGCTGGCTTGCTCCATTTCAATAAGACGTGCGTTAATACGAAAGCTGAGTTCGGCGCGTATGCGTGGGACGAGAAGGCTTCGAGCGACGCCGTAATTAAAGAGAATGACCACAGCATGGACCAAATGCGGTATTTTGTCCGCACGATTATGAAACGCGAGGTGAGGGCGTATGGCATTAAATAACCTTTGGGGAAAGCTCGGTGCATTTTCGAGAAATGTGCTTGTGCCTTCCAACGTGATTTATAAGAGCTTCGATGCGGACCCGCTCGTCAGCGATAAAATGTCTCGCGCCATTAGTCGGTGGTACGGCATGTATGTCGATAAGCCCGAGTGGGCCGACGACGAGGTCAAGCCTCTCGGCCTTCCGCGAGCGATCGCGAAGGAGTTCGCGCAGGTTGTCTCTTCGGAGACGACGATCACGGCTGACGGCGGTCCTCGCGCCGACTTTATCAACGAGCAGTTGACGCGCTTCCAGTCGAACGTGCAAAACAGCATCGAGCTTTGCATGGCCCTCGGTGGTATGGCCTTCAAGCCGTATGTTTCAGGTGGAAACGTCTTCATCGACAGCACGAGCGCCGCATCCTTTATCCCTCTCCGCTTTGACGATGGGGATAACTGCGTCTCTGGCGTGTTCAAGAGTCAGCCGGTCAAGGTTGATAAGAGTTACTTCGTCAAGCTCGAGTACCATGACTTCGCCAACGGCGTCTATACGATTCGTAACAAGGCCTTTACCTCTGACGAGAACGGTATCACAGGCAGCGAGGTCGAGCTCGGTCGCGTTCTCGAGTGGGCCACCATTCCCGAAGAGGTTCAGATCAAAAATGTAGAAAAGCCGCTTTTCGGCTACTTCACGCCGCCTGTCAGCAACAACATTGATACCGCGTCCAGCTTGGGCGTCTCTATTTACGGCGGAGCGACTGAGGACCTGATTCGCGACGCCGATGAACAGTGGGCGCGCTTCCTCTATGAATTTGAGAGCGCCGAGCGTAAGATCATCGGCACCCCTGAGGCGATCTCTGGCTCGCTGCCTGGCAGTAAGGCAAACCCCTTGCTCGGCGATCGGCTCTTCATTCAAATGCCGTATGACTCGGACGACTTCTTCAAGGAGTTCTCCCCAGCGCTTCGGCACGCAGGCTACTATGAGGGCTTGCAGGCGATCTTGCGCCGCATTGAGTTCAATACCGGCCTTGCTTACGGCGATCTCTCCGACCCTACGACTGTGGAGAAGACCGCGACTGAGGTCATGTCCGCGAAAATTCGCAAGTTCAACACAGTCAAAGCTCTTGAAGATCGCTTCAAGGCTGCGCTCGAAAACGTGGTCTATGGCGTTGACGTGTACGCCACTCTCTACGGCCTTGCACCCCGCGGAGAGTATGAGCTCTATATCGACTTTGACGATAGCATTCTCACCGATAAGGACGCCTTGCGTGAACGTGACCGCCAGGACGTTCGCGACGGTCTTATGCAGAAGTGGGAGTACCGCGTCAAGTGGTACAACGAGACCGAAGAGGTCGCGAAGAGCATGTGCCCCGCGGAGTCCACAGCGGACCCCTTTAATCTCGGCTGATGCTGACGCCTGAATACCTGGCGGCGACTCCGGACGCGCTTGTCGAGCTTTATGGAAAGATCGAGCAAGACATTCTCGCGAATATGGCCGAACGCATCGCGAAGTATGACTACTACATTCCCGCGGTCCAGCATCAGCACCAGCGTCTTCGGGTGATGGGTATGCTTGAGACCGAGATCGAGCAGCAGCTTGCCGCCCTCACAGGAAAGACCCAGGCTGAGCTCAAAAAGCTCATGGCACAGGCCGTTGACGAGGCGCTTACCTCTGACGCAAAAATCTATGCGGCTGCAGGCATGGGTGACGTTGACCCTCTCGCAGTTGCCGGCGTTCGCGAGGCGCTGCAAAGCGGTCTTCAGCAAACAAGCGGAATCTTCCGCAACTTGACTCGCACGACCGCGAACACGGCGGCAAAGCAATTTGAAGGCGCTCTTGATCGGGCCTGGCTGCAGGTCACGTCAGGGGCGTTTGACTATAATACCGCGATCAGAAATGCGGTTAAGGACCTCGCACGGACCGGCGTCCAGTCAATCACTTATCCTTCAAGCCATGTGGACACGATCGAAACGGCTGTTCGCCGTGCGGTCGTCACCGGCGTCAACCAGACCGCCGCAAAGTCGCAGCTCGCGCTCATGGACGAGCTCGACATTGATCTTGTGGAAGTAACCGCTCACGCCGGCGCTCGCCCGAGTCATCAAGAGTGGCAGGGACAAATCTACTGCCGCAAGGGCTCTCACCCGAAGTACAAAAACTTCGAGGAGGCTACGGGGTACGGCACCGGCGACGGCCTTTGCGGTTGGAACTGCAATCACAGCTTTTTCCCGTACGTCGAGGGCGCGCCTCGGACCTACTCGAAAGCCCAGCTCAAGGACTACTCCGCAAAGAATATTACCTACAACGGCCAGCAGTTGACCGAGTACGAGGCTTTGCAGCAACAGCGCTATATCGAGCGAGGTATTCGTCGATGGAAACGCGAAGAGGTCGCGATGAAAGCCGCAGGTCAACCTACCGACGAGGCTCGGGCTAAAGTCCGTGCCTGGCAGGCCAGACAGCGTGATTTTATCAAGCAGACCGGTCTCAAGCGAGACTCTTCTCGAGAGCAAATCGGATAGAACTCTCATAAACAAGCCCCAGGTGACCCGTATCGAGTTTTCTGCCTGGGGCCCTGGTGTTTATACTCCTAATATTTGGAAGTCATACGGACGATCGTGGAGCTCCGTATGACTTCCTTTTATATGCGAGCCGTGGTTATGCAGGTTCGACTCCTGCAGCTCGCGCAATATCGGCTACCCGTCAGCCTATGAGGACGGGGCGGCAGGTCACGGCAATGACCTAAAAAGCCTAACCGCAAAGAAAGGAAACAGTATGAAAAAGGACGAACTCACCGCTCTGGGCCTGACAGACGAGCAGGCCGACAAAGTGCTTGCCATCAATGGTCGCGACATTGAAAAGCACAAGAAGGCAGCCGAAGACGCGAAAGCCGAGACGGCCACTCTGCAGCAACAGCTCTCCGACCGCGACAAGGACCTCGAGACCCTGAAAGCCGGCGCGGAAGATGCTGAGAAGGTCAAGCAGCAGCTTACCGACCTGCAGACGAAGTACAACGACGAGACCGCCAAGTATCAAAAGCAGATCGCCGACCGCGATTATGCTGACGCCCTCGAGACCGCCTTCAATGACGGCAAGATCGAGTTTACCTCCAAGGGCGCGAAAGCTGCGGCCTGCGCGGACTTCATGGCTACTCGCTGCGAGCTGAAAGACGGCAAGCTCGTTGGCTTTGAGGCGCGTATCGAGGACATGCGGAAGAAAGACCCCGATTCTTTCCGCGCTGAAAAGCCTGACCCCAGCTTCGCGAACCCGACCGGAAACGGTAGCCCGACGACCCTGAGCAGAGCCGCGCAGGCTGCGCGTGCTGCAAGCGCGAGATTCGCTCCTGCTTCTACCACCGCAGAGAACACCAACACTAAATAAGGAGGATTCCATTCATGTCTATTCTGAAAACTGAGATCGGCACCGCGATTCCTAATTTCCTGGATAGCGAAGTCGGTCTCGTCACCAAGACCGCGCAGATTCCTCAGAGCATGGGCCAGACTGACGGCGATCGCAAGACTGTGTTTGCCGGCACCGTGTTCCCCGCGAATACGAGCGCCGCGACCGGCATCGTGTTCCAGGACGTCGACGTCACCGACGGCGACGCGATCGGCTCTGTCATGGTTGCCGGCCGCGTAATCAGCGACCGCGTGAACGCCGCAAGCGCTGCGCAGACCGCGCTCAAGAACATCGTCTTTGTCGGCGCGAACGCAACCGTCCGCGGCTATTCCGTCACCTACGAGAAGGACGGCGGCACGGGTGACGTTCCCGTCGATGCGACCATGTACGCTGACGGCGAGATCGTCGCGCTCTCTAAGAGCTATCCGCTGACGAAGAGCTCCAAGGCTCAGATCGGCTGGGCGCTGAGCTCTGGCGGCGACGCCGTTGATACGGTTACGATCGCGGGTGCAGACGTCAAGGTCTACCCCGTCTTCGAGGCCTAATCTAAGTAAGGAGGATATAACACATGCCCGATATTCTGAGAATGCTGTCCCAGGCTGAACAGCTTGACTTCAGCCAGAACTTCCTGATGCCCCGCGCGAACTACCTGGGTGACGCGATTTTCCCCGACCAGAAGACCCAGAACTTCAAAGCCGAGTACCTGCGTCTTGCCGCTGGCGCTCAGCTTCCCACTATGGCCCTGATTCACGGCCTTGATACTGAGGCGCATATCGCTTCTCGCCCCGCGCTGGAGCGCGTAACGGTCGAAAAGCTCTTCATCAAGGAGAAGATCAACCAGACCGAATCCCTGCGCCAGGCGCTTGAAAACGGCGCGTTCAATGACAGCGCCCTGGTTACCTATGTTTACGACGACTGGGCTCGTCTGGCCGAAGGCGTGCGTTGCCGTTCTGAGGCCGCTAAGATGGAAGTCCTGTCTACTGGCAAGATGACTGTCAAGGAGAACGGCCTGAACTTCTCTGTTGACTTCGGCGTGCCGAACGGTAACACCGGTCTCGACATTGACGTCTCCACGCCTGACAAGAACGTTCTCGCGCAGATTGAAGAAATCGTCGAGACCGCTCGTGACAAGGGCTTCACCGTTTCCGGTATGGTCCTGTCTGGTTCTGTGCTCTCTAAGATGCTGACCAACGAGGGGATCTCCAAGGCCATTTATGGCGGCGCAGGCGCCGGCGCTATGGTCTCCCGTACGCAGCTCGTCGGCCTGTTCAACGAGCTCTTCGGCATTACCGAGATTCGTACGAACGACCTGCGCTACAACGTCGAGGGCAAAGACGGCAAGCTGACGACCCAGCGCTTCTGGGGCAAGAGCAAGGTCTCCTTCCTGGCTTCCTACAACGGCCTGCAGAACTTTGGCGTCGGCCTGTGGGGCGTGACTCCTGAAGAGGAGCAGCTCGGTCCCTGGACCGCGAAGAGCGCCGAGCAGTTCATCACCCTGACCCAGTGGACCGAACCCGACCCCACGGCCGTCTGGTCTAAGGCGTCTGGTCTGTTCGTGCCCGTTCTGCCGAACCCCGCGGGCCTGTTCATCGCCACTGCCAAGCTGCAGTAAGGAAGGCGGTGCGGTAAGTGGTCGTTGTCAGCTACGAGTGGTATAAGACCACTTACGGCGGCGAGCTGGACGAAGATACCTTCAACCGGCTCGCGTCTCAGGCGTTCCTCTTTGCGGACGCCATGACTGAGTATAGGCTCAGCGCTTGCTGGGTCCGTCTGGCGGAGTCCGTACGCGTAGCGGTTATGTCGGCCGTCTGCGCGTACGCTGACCAGGCAAATATCGAGGAGTCCGGCGGTCCTGTTTCGTCTGAGACGAACGACGGCATCTCGCGAACCTATGTGACGGGCAGCGCTTCAAGCGCGGGCGCGTCGAAGAACGCAGGAACGGCGCAGGGCCGATTGAGCAATGCAATTCGGCTCTACCTCGCTCCTACGGGTCTCCTGTTCCGCGGGAGGGGCCGCCGATGAAAGACTTCCTCGCCTGTACCGAGCTCGTGACGCTCATTCACCACGTCAAGACCGCCGATTCTGACTCGTATGTCTGCTACCCCATTCAAGGTGTCAGTTGGTATGCGAAGACAGAATCGGCGATCACGACGGACGGCGCAAAAGCGGTCAACGTTTATAAGGTCCGAATCCCCGAGGCTGTTCTTCCGCCTTGCTTGCCTGAAAAACTTGACTACCTGGTCAAGGGGGAAATTTCAGGGGTACTCAAGCCGGCAGACCTCAAAGGCTCGACTTATTTTCAGATCACCGCAGTTGCCGACAACCGACGCGGGACTCTTCCGCATGTGGCGGTGAGCGGCGTATGAGCTTCGGAATCAAGATCAAAAGCGTCAACATCACGCCGAGTAAGATTCTCGCCAAGCACGGTCTCGGCGGCGATAACAAGGCACGAAAATATCTCGCGACTTCGGTCGCGAAATACTGTGACCCGTACGTTCCTATGAGCGCGGGCGCGGGAGCGCATTTGAAGAATCAAAAGCAGATCGCCCCCGACGGCAGCAAAGTCACCTATCCAGGGCCGTACGCCCATTATGTTTATGTTGGCCTCGCTATGGTAGGCCGAGCGCCAAAGAGCTATTCAGGTCGAGCGCTCAACTACCACGGCGCGCCGATGCGAGGTAAAGAATGGGATAAGCGTATGCTTGCAGACCGCGGGGGCGATCTCAAAAGAGACTTCGCTGCTTATGTAGGAGGTAGAGCAAAATGACGATCATTGACAGCGTTCGCGCCTGGCTGAAAACCTATGCGGGACTGGCTGACGGCCGGCTCAGCGTGGACTTTCTGCCCGAGGAGGCGAAAAGCTACTCGGTCGATACCGTGCCGACCACTGAGATCGTCAAGCGCTACCTCGACGGCAGCTCTATTCGGCAGTATCTCTTCTGCGTATCGAGCCGCGAGTTTTACAGCGATGACATCGCGCAGAACGTGGACAATCAAGCCTTCTATGAGGGCCTTTCGTCCTGGCTCGAGAGCAAGAGCAAACGCCGACAGTTCCCCGACATCGGTACGGGCCGCACGGTTCGTACAATCGAGATCAGCTCTACTGCATACCCGTTTATCGTTGACGATCACGGTACGGCGCGGTATCAGCTTCAACTCAGACTAACTTATTTCCAGAAAGGAGATCGTACAGCATGAAACTTTCCGAGCTGATGGCGTCTTATACGCCGAACGCCGATTTTGAGGGCTTCGTCACCAACGATGACTTTGTCCTTGCGATCGATTGCTCCGCGGACGGCTCCGCTACGGTTAAGGACTACGCGGTCGCGCAGCTTGGCGTGACCGGCCTTGACGCCAACCTCAACCCGATCACGCAGGACAAGACCTATATTCGTGCCGGCCAGTCCACCATGAAGACCGGCAACCAGAGAGCCTTTAAGGTCTCCGGCGATCGCTATATCGGCGATGACTTCCAGGACTTTGCCCTCTCCCATGCCGTCATGTACGGTACCGGCTCCGCTGTCATTCGCAAGTACGTCTACTTCTGCTTGCTGAACGGCAAGGGCGAAACCGGCCAGGCTTCTATCATCGTCAACTCTGATGGCAGCGGCTCCGCAGGTGAGAGCGCCAGCATCGACATCGACGTCAAGAAGGCCAACGCCGCGCCCACCGAGTACACCTACTCTGCGGTGTAATTTAAGAAGGAGGATTTGACAAATGGCAATGTTTCAGTTTTCCGCTCGCCAGGTCGAGCTCAACTTCTGCGATCAGATCAAGTGTACTGTACCTCTGACCGACGAGGTTCAGAAGAAAGTGCAGGATGCCGCGAAGGAGCTGCTTCGTGTGTCTCAAGCCGCGAAGGACTCTGACAATAAGGAGCATACGCTCGACGACCTTTGCGATTCTGTGATGGACGCAATCGACGAGATTCTCGGCGAGGGTATGTCTGACCAGATTCTTGGCATGAAGGAAGGCTATACCTTCTGGGACGCCTGCGACGTGTTCAAGTATATCACCGACGAGATCAACACCGCAATGCGCGGCGTGGCTGCGTCCTACGCGTCCAAGCCCCCGATCACGCCGGTCAATCGCGCGCAGCGCCGTGCAAAGCATAAGAGACACGGCGCATGAATCTCCTAACGACCCCGTTGCCGTACGCGGTAAAAGTCGGCGGTCGTGAGGTTCCCATCAATACGAGCTTCCGCGTCGGAATGCGGTTTGAGCTTTTGGCTCTTGACGACCAGCTTACACCGGAGAACGTCTTGACAACGTTCTTCGGTGATAACTGGCCGCGGCCGTATGACGAGGCGGTCAAACAAGCTCTCTGGTTTTATTGTCTTGGCAAGCCTCACGAGAAGGAGGAAACCGACAAGCAAAACCTCAAGCCCTCTCGCAGGAGCTATGATTTTGAGATCGACGCCGACGCGCTCTATACCTCATTTCGCGAGGCCTACGGCATCGACCTCTTGCAGGAGGACCTTCACTGGTGGGCCTTCCGCGAGCTGATGCTTGGGCTTCCTGACGATACCCCCTTCAAACAGCGCGTTTATTACCGGACCGGTAGCACGGAAGGCATGAGCGCCAAGCAAAAAAAGCAGTTTGAGACTCGGCGCGCGAAGTACGCAATTCCCGAGCGCGGCGCAGTCGATCACAAGTTGACTCTCAGCGAGCGCGACGCCGCGATCAAGAGATATGTTGCCGATCGTTTCAAGGAGGTTTATGGAAAAGGAAAAGCCTGAGCGCGTAAAGCTCAAGTGCCCTTTTTGTGGATATGAAATGCCTGTGTACCTCGCGCCCGACGCGAAGTGCGCAGGCGTTTTTGTTCGCTGCAAGGGCCGAAATTGTAAGAAATTATTCGAGATTCGCGTCAAGTAGTTGCCTTAGTTGCCGATGACGCCACTGAAAAGGTGGTGGAAACATGGCAAATGACGGCTCCGTCATTATCGACATTGAGGGCGATTCCAGTAAATTCAAAAGCGCTCTCTCTGGTCTTGGCAGTATTGCCTCTACCGCCCTAAAGGGTGTTACGACTGCGGTTGCGGCTGTTACGACCGCCGTTGCCGGCGTAGCCACTGCCGCCGTGAAGGTTGGCTCCGGTTTTGAGTCCAGTATGTCGCAGGTTGCGGCAACAATGGGCCTCACGGTCGAGGACATTCGCAATGGCTCGGAAGAGTTTGAGCTGTTGTCCCAGGCCGCAAAAGACGCAGGTGCAACGACCGCGTTCAGCGCGTCCGAGGCCGCTGACGCTCTAAACTATCTGGCTCTGGCCGGCTACGACGCTGCGACCTCCGCGGACGTTCTGCCTTCGGTTCTGAACCTGGCCGCCGCAGGTGGTCTTGACCTCGCTTACGCTTCCGACCTCGCGACCGACGCAATGGCCGCGCTCGGTATTGAGGCAAGCAGCGCAAATCTGACCGAGTTCGGCGATAAGATGGCGAAAACCGCCAGCAAGGCAAATACCAGCGTCGGCCAGCTCGGCGAGGCGATTCTTACTGTCGGCGGCACGGCGAAGAGCCTGGCCGGCGGCACAACTGAGCTGAACGCAGCGCTCGGTGTCCTCGCAAACCGAGGCATTAAGGGTGCCGAGGGCGGCACGGCTTTACGAAATGTTATTCTCGCTTTGTCCGCGCCTACGGATAAAGCCGCGGATGCTATGTCAGCCCTGGGTCTGGAAGTCTATGACGCGGCCGGCAATATGCGTCCGCTCAATGAGGTCTTCCGCGATCTTGACTCCGCGCTGTCGGGCATGACCGAGGGCGAGAAGACAAAGGTTCTCAACGAGATTTTTAACAAAGTCGACTTGAAATCTGCGCAGGCTCTTCTCGCCGGCTGCGGCGAAGAGTTTGATAACCTGGCCGCTGCAATCGACGATAGCGCGGGCGCCATGCAGAACATGGCTGACACGCAGCTCGACAACCTGCAAGGTGATATTACGATTATGAAGTCGGCCCTCGAGGGGCTCGGCATCGGCGTATATGAAAACCTGCAGGCTCCGCTCCGTGATACGGCCCAGTTTGCAACCGAGCTCGTCGGGCAGCTCTCCGAGGCGCTCAACGAGAACGGCCTGGAAGGCCTTGTCTCGGCTGCGGGCGACGTGCTCTCTGAGGTTCTCCTCAAGATCACGAGCGAGCTTCCGAAGTTTATTGACATCGGCGTCAAGGTCATTAAGAGCTTGATCTCCGGTCTACTCAAGAACAAGAAGACACTTGTCGACAGTGCGATTGAGATCGGCAAGGTCTTACTCAACGGGCTCGGCTCCATTCTCGGAGACCTGGCGCTTGCGGCTCTTGAGATCGTCACGACTCTCGCAGACAGTCTCGCGAAAGAGGCGCCTACCCTGATTCCTGCCGCGGTCGAGGCGGTTCTGCAGTTTGTTGAAGGTCTTCTCAGTACAGAGAATATCAGCGCTCTTATCGACGCCGCGCTCGCGCTGCTGACTGGTCTCGTCGAAGGCCTGATTGCGGCGGTGCCGGTTATCATTGAGGCTGCGCCCGTCATTATTGAGAATCTCGTTACTGCGATTCTTGATAACCTGCCGCAAATCATCGAGTGCGCGATCACGCTCTTAAATGCCCTCACGCAGGGCCTGCTCGACAATCTGCCGCTCCTGGTCGACGCTGCGATCGAGCTGACCCTCGCAATCGCCGAGGGCTTGATCGAGGCGCTGCCCGATCTTATCGACGCCGCGCTTGATCTCGTGGATGCTCTGGTCGATACGATTTTTGAAACTGACTGGCTTGCACTCGGCGCGAAGATTCTCGAGTCGCTCGTCAAGGGTATTCTTTCCTTGATCGGCTCGCTCTTTGAGGCCGCGGGCAAGATCGTCTCGACTATCTGGGATAAGATCACAAATACAGAGTGGTTCCAGAAGGGCGCTGAGGTCCTCACAAAAATCATCAACGGCATTAAGAGTATCTTTACGAACCTTGCTCAAACGGCAAGCGATCTTGTCAAGAAGATCACCGACAAGATCACGAATACGGAGTGGTTCCAGAAGGGCTCGGAAATTCTCACGAAGATCATCAACGGCATCAAGAGCCTGTTTTCTAACCTGGGGCAGGCCGCGAGTGACCTTGTCAGCCAGGTATGGGACACAATCACAAATACCAACTGGCTTGACCTCGGCCGCAATATCATCGAGGGTATCGCCAACGGCGTCTCAAACGCAGTCGGCACGCTCATTCAGGCCGCGAAAAATGTCGCGAACAGCGCGCTCAACGCGATCAAGTCTGCCCTCGGCATCGCCTCTCCGTCTAAGGTATTCGCCAAAGAGGTCGGCCGCTGGATTCCTCCTGGAATCGGCAAGGGCGTCGATCAGGCCATGCCTGAGCTGACCGACGATATGCGCGCGCAGCTTCAAGACTTGATCGATGACGCGAATGTCTCCGTCGCGACCGAAGTCGGCGGACTCAGCAGTAAGCTCGCGCTCACAGCAAACTCCGGTTCTGGCGGCGGTAACCACTCGCAGACCATTACCAACGACAACGGAATCATTGTCTATGTGACCTATAACGGCGACGGCTCCGAAGAAGACGCACGCCGCGTAGGTAAGCAGATCGGCGCTGAAACAGCGCGCGAAATCCGAAGAAGGGGGCTTGCACCAACATGACCGGCGATAGCTTTAGCTTCGGCAGATATAACAGCGTAGACGACTGGGGCCTGATGGTGATTGCTTACGACTACTTGCTTCCTCCAAAGCGAGCTCGTAAGATCACCATTCCTGGCCGCTCTGGCTCTTACGACTTCGGCGCGAAAACCTGGGAAGAGCGCACCTTGCGCATGACCTGTACGCTGACGCGCCAAGTCACGAAAGCCGAGTTCCGCGAGATCATCTACGCCCTCAGCAAGAAGGCTCGGCTCCGCCTTTGGAACGAGCCTGACAAGTATTATATCGCCGAGCTCTATGACCCCGCAGAGGTCCAGGACTACTACCTCGAAACGGGGCGCGAATTCGAGCTTAATTTTATCGCCGAGCCGTTCGCGTACGGTCCGACGATCACCACGCCGCTTGAGAACGGGCGCAACAAGATCGCGTATCAGGGCACCGCGGAAACGCCGTGCATGATCGTCCTGCGCAACGTCTCTTCGAGCAACGTTCAAAACATCACAATCACTGCAACGAAAAGGAGTGACTAAGCTATGTATGCTTGCGACTACCTTGAGACCGGTTTTCTGAACGTCTTGCGCGGCGTCACCTTCGCCGCCCCGACAAAAGTCTACCTGGCCTTGTTCCTCAATGACCCTGGCGATTCCGGTACGGCCGGCACAGAAATCAGCTACGCCGGCTATGCCCGCATGGAGATCGCTTTTTCTGAGCCGGCGGTCTCTAACGGCGGTATCGGTATTCAGAATCTCTCTGACATTACCTTCGCGGCACCGGCTGACCCCGCGGGCACCGTGACACACATTGCGATCATGGATTCTCTGGTCGGCGGCAATATGCTCGCCCGCAGCGAGCTGACCGAAAGTCTGGTTATCGGCGCGAATGAGCCGCCTGTCTTCCTGGCTGGCGACGTGCTCTTCTACCTGACCGGCAACATGTCGAACGCCTTCAAGACAAAGCTCCTGAATCTCTTCCGCGGCACGTCTATCCTCGGCATCTCCGCGCATTTTTCTCTCTGGAATGGCTCTCCCGAGGAGACCGGCTCCGAGCTTGCCGGCGATAACTATGCCCGCGTTGCGCTGACGTTCTCGGCACCGAGCGAACAGGCGAGCGGCCAGATGCTCGTGCAGAACTCGCTCGCCGTGTCCTTCAATCGTCCCTCGACTCCGTGGGGCGTCTGGACCTATTCGGCGATCTATTCTGCAGCAACGGGAGGTGAACCTGTGTATTTGCAGGAGCTTACCGAGGCAATCACGATCAAGAAGGGCTACATGCCGACGATTGATGTCGGCGCGTTGAAGGTGGGATTGAACTAATATGTTTAGCTTTGACCGCTTCAATTTATCCAGGTTTTCGCTGGGAAGTCAGGACAACACAATTCACATTGAGCTGCTTCTCGCTGAAAACCTGGAATCTGTTGCCGGCGTAGCTATTCCGATCGAGACGACCGCCTTCTTCAATGACATCCTCCGTGGTACTGCGCGCGGCGCGATCGGCATTGCCTCGGCCTTCGAGTCGTATGCGGCAATGAACAGCGCCGCGCTTATGCAGGCGAATATCATCGTGAAGGGCTTACTGGGGGACACCTTGCAAGCCATGTCTGACGGCGCGCAGAACTCCATGATCGTCAACGTGCTTGCTGAAAACCTCGGGGCGAGCTCGTACGCGAGCGCTGATATTCTCTGGCATGAGGCCTACGCCGATGCGCTTACTTCACTGGCGAGCGTGGTTAAGGATATTTTGATCGACCCGTTGCTCTATGAAGTGCTCGGCTCGGTCTCTGGCGCGGGCACGCAGTCCACGGAGCAGGTCTCCGTCACTGTCACGATTCCGCCTGGCGGCGAGCTGCGTATTGACAGTGACACGTTCCGAGTCCTGCTGAATGGCGAGAACGTTCTCGATAAGCAGTCTGGCGACTGGCTCATGCTCTCGCGCGACCTTCTCTACCTTGACATTGAGAGCGCGATCGGCAATGGCTTGTCTGGTAACCTGATTTATACAGAGAGGTACTTGTGATATGCTTGAGATTTTTGATAAAAGCCGCAAGCGTATCGCGATCGCCGAGAACGCGAGCGGCGTAGAGGAAGAGCGCAAGATCAATAGTCTTTGGTATCTCACTTTTTCGCTTCCGTACAATGACGCAAAGAATGAGTATTGCCAGCCCTTCAACTATGTCCGCTACAACGGCGGCGAGCTTTATCGCATTATGCCGGTCGACGCAGAGATCGCTGAGACTGGTCTTTTGACCTATCAATGCGAGCATGTCCTCGCAACCTTGATCGACAACGTGCTCTTTGGGTACCATGTCGTAGGCAACCGAGGAACCTACACGGCTGACTGTATTCGCTACGTGCTGAATCGGCAGCGCGTGCAAAACTGGGTGCTTTATGAGTGCGACTTCGCACGGCAATTTGAATACGGCTGGACGCAGGAGACCTTACTCTCGGCCCTATTCTCGATTGCAACACCGCTTGCCGACTACATGTGGGTAACTGATACCAGCGTCTACCCGTGGCGTCTCTCCCTCAAGTCGATCGGCCTCGGGCAAAAACCACAGCTCTACGTGCGCTCGGGTTGGAACATGCTCTCGTATGGTTCTGGCAGCGACCCACAGCAGATTTGCACCAGACTTTACCCCCTGGGCTACGGCGAAGGCGTCAACCAGCTCACAATCAAGAGCGTCAATAACGGCTGCGAGTACATTCAGAGCCCGCAGGAGTATATCGACAAGTATGGTCTTATTGAACGAATCTGGATTGACCGCCGTTATGAGGACCCCGCAAGCCTTCTCTCCGCGGCGCAAGTCATGCTGAACGAATTGCAGGACCCGTTACAGCAATTTGAGATCAGCTTCGCCGAGCTTGACGAATCCGACTACAATGTCGCGCAGATCGGCAAGCGCGTTCGTATTTTGCAGACTGAGCTCGGAACGCAGGTCGATACCTATGTTACCGAGCTCACCTATAAATACGACGACGTACCAAGCAGCAAGATCATCGTCGCGAATAAGAGCACCGATATTGCGTCCAGCGTCGCCGATATGGCTGACCGGCAGCGAATCGAGCAGGCGTACGCTCAGGGCGCAACGCAGCTTTACTCGCAGTCGCTCCAAGCTAACTGCGACTCGCGGAACGGCGCGGTCATGGACTTCTACCTTCCCGAGGATATGCGAATCGTTAATAAGATCGTCGCGAAGGTCCGCGTCGGCAGCTTCCGCGCCTACTCCAAGGCGACGAAGGCCACCGAGTCTAAGGTTGTCTCCTCGACGACTGCTTCGCAAAAGACCTATTCAAGCACCTCGGGCGGCGGCTCTACCTCGACCACCTCTTCGGGTGGCGGCCAGACGTCGGGCGCGACGACGCTCGAGTCCTCAAACGTCTTGCCAAGCCAAACAAGTGGGCAGGCCGTGCACAATCATGGTCTTTCTCGCGGCGCGCGGCTCGCGACGACCAGTGACGGCAAAACCATTGATGGCTATGAGACCTTTGTATGGTCTGGCGCGCATGTCCATCCCGCGCATACGCATAAGATCGACGATCACTCGCACAGCGTTCGCATTCCAAGTCATTCCCACAATGTCACGATTCCTGGGCATAGCCATAATATCACGATTCCCACGCATGAGCACGACATCACGCCTGGCATCTACTTCTATGGCAGCCCGAAACAGTTCGACCTCTACGTTAACGGCAAGAAAAAAACGACGATCGTCTCGACTGATACCGAGCTCGACTTGACGCAGTACCTTGTGGACGCCAACTCTAAGCTGATTCCGCGCGGCTCCTGGCTCTCGATTGAGGTTCGGCCGAACGATCTCGCCTACGTCAGCATTGACATGTTCGTCCAGGGCTTCGTGCAGTCCAGGGGCGACGCAACAGTTTAACTCTCAGGAGGTAAAAACTTTGGAGACTATGTATAAGGGCATTCCCTTCTCTCCGCAGGTCGCCCTCGCCGACGGTATCGGTGCAGGCGACACCACGATTCCCGTCACCGATATTTCCGCCTTCCCCGACGCGCCGAACCTCGCAACGATCGGCACGGACGAAGACGGCGAAACGATTCTCTATACCGCGAAGACGACGGACTCTCTTTCCGGTTGTACGCGCGGCGTAGAGGGCACGGCGAAAGCTTGGCCTTCCGGTACTACGATCGCCCGCAACTTCACCAACAAGGACTTTGACGCCTTGCAGAAGAATATCCAGGAGGCGAAAAAGCAGGCCGATCAGGGTGTCAGCGATGCCGCTTCTGCGAAGAGCGCGGCAGCTACCGCGCAGAGTACGGCCAACGCTGCGGGCACTGCTGCTTCGGGCGCGCAGAGTACGGCCAACGCCGCGGGTACTGCAGCAAGCAATGCCCAGACTGCTGCAGATAACGCGCAGACCGCAGCGGACAACGCCCAGAGTGCCGCTGATGGCGCCCAGAGCGCTATTGATGAGCACGCCGCGAACAAGCAGAATCCGCATGGCGTGACTGCGGCCCAGGTAGGTGCGGCGGCTGCGTCTCACAAGCACGGCAACCTGACGAGTGACGGCAAGCTCGGCTCGACTGCGAATCTCCCTGTCTTCACCGGCACGGGCGGTCTCGCACAGGCTGAGGCCGTGCTCTCGGCGGCTGCAAAGCTGGGGCGCGGCTACGGCGCTTGCTCGACCGCCGCGGCAACGAAGACGAAGGCCGTAACGCTCTCGGGCTTTACGCTCGTCACCGGCGCGATCGTGGGCGTGAAGTTCTCCTACGACAACACTGCGGCTGCGCCCACGCTGAACGTCAACAGCACTGGCGCAAAGTCGATCTACTACAAGGGCGAGGCCGTCGCGGCTGGACTTCTCAAGGCCAGCTACGTCTATCTCTTCCAGTACAACGGCACGCAGTATGAGCTCCTGAATCCAGTCGTGCAGAGCGGCGGCGGCTTCTATCCCGCAATCGTCGTGACTGCCCCCACAGGCTCCACGGTGACCGCCACGGACGGTGAGACCTCTCTCGTGGGAACAGAGGTAAGTGGAAAATGGACCTTCCAGATTCCATCCTATGGCGTGTGGAATATCACCGCTACGCTGAACGGCCAGACGGCTACCACGAGCGTCTCTGTCACGGAGGTCAAGCAGTACACCGTCACGCTGACCTACTTCGCTGCAACGATCGCGGTCACATATCCATCGGGCTCGACCTGTACTTGCTCGAATGGCACGACCATGCTCACCGCGCCGAACACGACCGGCAGCTACACATTTACCGTCCCGAGCGCCGGCACCTGGACCGTCAAGAGCACGAACGGCACGGACACCGTCCAGCAGGCTGTTTCGATCACGACCAGCGGCCAGAGCGCGAGCGTGACCCTGTCCTATAAGCCGACCGCGAGCACGAGCGCCAAGTCTGGCGTCAACTATACGACCGGCATTTCGAGCCTGACCGCTGAGAAGATGAGTCTCTATGCTGAGGCGATCTCTCGGAACAGCGCGATCACGAACACGACAAGCACGGTCTATATCGACGACGGCGCGAGCCACTACAAAATCAGCGTTGGCGACTCGATCAATATCGCGATCAATGGTACCTCGTACGCCTTTAAGATCATGGGCTTCAACCATGATACCCTGACGACCTCCACCGCGTATGGTTCTGCGACTGCGACCGGCAAGGCGGGTATGACCTTGCAGATGGCTGACTGCCTGGCAGGTAAGGCGCAAATGAATAGCTCTAACACGAATAGCGGCGGCTGGGAAAACTGCGCTATGCGTAAGAGCAACATGGCGACCTATCTCAGTCAGCTCACGAGTGCCTGGCAAAACGCCATTAAGCAGGTCAATAAGCTCTCCTCGGCTGGCAGTCAGAGTACAACGATCAAGACGACCGCCGATAAGCTCTTCCTCCTGTCTGAGGTTGAGATTTTCGGCTCTACCTCTTACTCGGTTTCCGGTGAGGGCACGCAATATGCGTACTACAAAGCCGGCAACAGCAAGGTTAAGAATGTAAGCGGGTCTGCTAACAGCTGGTGGGAGCGTTCTCCTTATGCGAGCTACGCTACCAACTTCTGTTTTGTCGGCAGCAACGGCAACGCCGGCAACAACTACGCCAGCAGCTCGCATGGCGTGGCCTTCGGCTTCTGTGTTTAATCTGTAATCTACAAATATCTGCGGCCCGTAAGGGCCGCGGAAAGGAAAACGCTTATGTCAGTCTACAAGTCCAAACGCGGCGCCAGCTCTGCGCAGTTCGTTGAGACCGCGAGAAAATTGCAGGTCCATACCCTTGAGCAGTGCCTCAAGGTACCTAAAAGGTATACTTTCTATTTGACGCAGAAGATTATGGACCATGCGAGCGCCGTCTACGACGAGGTTACGATGGCAAATAGCATTTTCCCGATCAATCAGCATGAGGCTCAACTCCGGCGAGATCACCTGATCGCAGCTAATGCGAAATTGCAGGCGCTCGATCGGCAGTTGGGCCTTCTTGCGGCCGTCCTTTGGAAGAATCCCGAAAACTTCAAAGGCTTTGATAACGCCTTCACCGTTTGGGGAGAGCTTATCATCGAGGAGGCCAAACTTATTTCCGGTATCAGGCGCTCAGATCGCGCCCGATATAAAAATCTTCCCGAATAACTGGGTCAAGTCCTGCATTGTTGCCCTGTCTGCTAACAACTGGTGGGAGCGTTCTCCTAATGCGAACAACACTACCAACTTCTGTAATGTCAACAGCAACGGCAACGCCAACAACAACAACGCCAGCAACTCGAATGGCGTGGCCTTCGGATTCCGTTTATTTCCTGGTGAGACCGAGTAGCTCTCTTTAGAGCGAAAGCAGGACCGATACGGAAGGAGGACTTGCAGCCCTGGCCGTCGGGCCAAAAACACTCCGTCGATGCGGCCGTCTGGACGCTGCTTGCATGGCTCGGAAGCGCGCGGGTACCGAGTTTCATGGACGGCGCCGCTACGCAGTTATAACACGCGCTCTATAAATACCACTGTACGAAGGAGACAATTTTATCTATGACAAGTGAAGAGCGGCATGAACTCAGGTACCAACGCCGCTGTCAGAGAAGGCAGGCCAAAAGGCTCGCGCGCAGCATTGCTTGCGGCAGCTTTGAGGAGGCCTTTTCTTTTAGCAATCTATTTCAGGCAGGACAAACCTGCTGTAAAAATGTCAACTGGAAATGCTCGACGCAGCGCTACCGAATGAACATCATCTCGAACACTGCAAAGACCCATGCGCAGTTGATGGCTGGAACGTATAAAAGCCGAGGATTTTACGAGTTTGACATTTACGATCGCGGAAAATGGCGCCATATCCGCAGCGTCCATATCACAGAGCGCGCCGTTCAGAGAAATCTCTGCGATCAAGTTATCACAAAGGTTTTTCAACCAGCTTTTATCTACGATAATGCCGCGAGCATCAAAGGTAAAGGCATCGACTTCGCAATGGACCGGCTCAACTGCCACTTGCAGCGGCATTTCCGCAAGCACGGTCTCAAAGGCGGTATTCTCGTCTTCGACTTCAAGGACTACTTCGGCTCGGCACAGCACTGGACCGTCAAGAACGAGCTCGCCCGTCGTGTTCACGACCCGAAGACCAGAAAGCTCGCGAATGACTTCCTCGAGAACTTCGGCCCGGTCGGGTACGGTCTCGGCAGTCAAATCTCGCAAAATGCGGCTCTCATGCTTCCGAACAAGCTCGACCACATTATCAAAGAAGAGCTTCAAATCAAGGGCTACGGCCGCTATATGGACGACGGCTATTTGATTCACGAGGATATTCACTATTTGGAGTATTGCCTCGAGAGAATCAAAGAGGTCTGCGCTGAGCTGGGTATCACGCTCAACCTGCGCAAGACCAAAATCCGCCCGATCACACGCGGCATTGTGTTCCTCAAGACAAAATTCATCTTAACGGAGACCGGCCGAGTCCTTCGCAAAATGAGCCGTGCGTCTATGCGCGCGATGAAGAGAAAGCTCTTCAAATTCCGCAAGTGGTACGAGGTCGGCGAGTTCTCGCTCGAGGATATTCGCACCGCCTATGACAGCTTCAAGGGACACATGCGACGAGGCGACAGCTTCAAGGCCATCGCCCGTATCGATCTATTCTTCAAGCATCTTTTCGGGTTCCACCCGAACGATAAAACGAAATGGAGGGCAACTAATGTACCGAATCGTAAAAGATGGGACTACTCTGGGGCTGACCGAGCAACCAAACTTTGTCGAGCCGCTTGAGAATGGCTCCTGGGGACTCTGTAGCGAGTCCAGGGCTCACGGTATCGCCTGGGAAGGTAAAGTGTATGGCCTTGAGGGGAAGTCCACCACGGACGCCCTGGAGCTCGTTACGCTTGCCTTCGTGGACGCGGGTGCGCTCGCAGGCGAGGCCGTGGCCGTGCAGTCGATTCTTTTCGTAAACGCTGCGGAAAGCGGCGCGGTCGATGACACGACCGCTAACGAGCACGTTGACCTGTTTGCTGCCTGGGCCTACCCGATCACCTATAAGACCGGCAATATTCGCAAATACGGCAGCCAACTCTACCGCTGCCTGCAAGATCATACCTCGCAGGCTGATTGGACGCCCGATGCCGCCTCCAGCTTATGGAAAGCTACCGCCGACCCTGCCGAAGAGTGGCCGGCTTGGTCTCAGCCGCAAGGCGCGCATGACGCCTACGCCAAGGGTGCAAAGGTCTCTCACTCTGATAAGCACTGGACCTCTAACGTGGACAACAACGTCTGGGAGCCTGGCGTTTATGGCTGGACGGAGGTAGCTGAATGACGCTTTACCAGGTCCTCAGCCTTTTCGGCGCCGGCGGCCTGCTTGTCGGCGTTTTTCGTTTGCTGTTCGCCCAGATCAAGGGCGTTCGGCTCGGCGTACAGGCGCTCCTCAGGGCGCAGATGATCGCCGACTATAACAAGTGGAGCGAACGGGGGTACGCCCCGATCTATGCTCGCGAAAATTTCATCAACTGCTGGACGCAGTATCACAGCCTGGGCGTCAACGGTGTCATGGACGACCTGAAAGCGAAGTTCCTGGCGCTGCCGACCGACCACCCGCAGGCTGAGAAAGGAGATTTGGAATGAACGAAAAGATCATCAAGAGACTCGGCAATCTGCTGAGCGTCAAGTCGATCGTCACCCTGGTCCTGACCGGCGTGTTCGCCTATATGGCGATCGTCGGCAAGATCAGCCAGGATTTTATGACGATCTACGCCGTCATTATCGCCTTCTACTTCGGCACCCAGTCCCAGAAGACCCAGGACGCGATTGACGGCACCGGCAAGGAGGTCTAAAGCTATGACACCTGTTCAGCGTGTACTCGTAACCGCCCGTTCGGAAAACGGGTACCTCGAGAAGGCGACGAACTCCCAGCTCGAGGACAAGACCGCGAATGCCGGTTACAACAACTGGAATAAGTTTGCGGCCTTTCTGGACGATCTCGAGGTCGTCTACAATGGCAAGAAGAACGGCTACGCCTGGTGCGACTGCTTCGTAGACTACTGCTTCATTTACACCTTCGGCCTTGAGCTCGGTATGGCTATGACCTTCCAGCCGAAGAGGGGCGCGGGCGCGGGGTGTACTTACAGCATGGGCTACTACAAAAAGGCCGACCGCTTCTTCAAGGACCCGCAGCCTGGCGACCAGATTTTCTTCACGAACGACGGCGGCGCAAGCTCGTACCACACCGGCCTCGTGGAGAAGGTCGAAGGCGGCAGGGTCTACACGATCGAGGGCAACACCTCAAGCGCGCCTGGCGTCGTCCCGAACGGCGGCGCGGTGCGTGGCAAGAGTTATTCGCTCGGCTACAACCAGATCGCGGGCTACGGCCGGCCTGATTGGAGCCTTGCGGGAGAGGAGACTGAGGAAATGACGCAAGATCAGTTCAACGATATGTTCAAGGTCGCGATGGCGGCTTACCGCGCCGAGCTGCAGGACAACGACTGCGGCAGTTATAGCGCCGAGGGCCGTCAATTTATGATTAACAAGGGCCTCATGGTCGGTGGTAACCCACTGCCGAACGGCGAGCCGAATTACATGTGGCAGGACTTCCTGACCCGCGAGCAGTTCGCGACCGTGCTCTTCCGGTACGCGAAGGTCCTGGGCGTTGCCTGATGGGACGCCATGAGAAAAAGCCCTCGAAGAAGAAGGTCAAGATCGAATGGAGCAAGCTCGTATGCCTGTTGACGATTCTCGCCGGTCTCTTGATCGTGCAGGAGTGCCTCTTCCTTATGTACCTCTGCATCAAGGGGGGCTACACCGCCACGGCCGCTTGGCTTACCGCTGCGACCGGCGTAGGCGAGGCGGTTATCATTGCGGGCGCAAATGGGTATCTCGGGCTTGCCAAGTCCGATCACAAACGCGGCGGTATTACGTTCGAGGCCGCCAAAGCAAAAGACTTCACCGAGGACGAGGATAAAAACAGCCCTCCGATCTAACTAAAAAGCCCTCCTGCGGATTCGTCCGCGGGAGGGCTCTTTTTCTTTTTATATCTTGCGGCCGTTATACGCCAACTTTTCGACGAGCTCGCCGGTAGGCGTGTAGGCCTCACAAGCAATCCAGTCTGACGCGGTGAGATCATTATTTAGCGCAAAGGCTCGAGCTGCCTGAGCTGGTTCTGCGACTTCGTGCAAGCGCTCTTCGCAGACTCGGCCCGCGTCCATATACCGGACGAGAAGATCATATTTCATCGTTGCCGGTCTCCTTCGCTACCAGGTCCAGGATAAACCGGTTGACGCTCTTGCCGACGCTCGCCGCAGCTTTTTGAATATAGTCCTTCTGGCCTTTCTTCACCTTCAGCTCAATGCGCTCGTAGGTTTTGCGGTTATAGCGTTCCGTCGCTTCTCGCTGAGCGTCCGAGTAGGCCATGCGTCCACCGTCCTTTCCTTTTTACTATTATTAATATAAAGGAATGGACGGATTCTTCGTATAATGTCGACCGTATAAAAATGGAGAGCCCCTTCTCTCACAATATCAATTTTACCGCGTTTAGTAAGCGTTGTAAATCGGTAGAACTCAACAGGTTTTTACTGAAAACGCTGAGCAGTTCGTCGGCATACGAAACTTACTAAACGCGGTAAAATTATAAATGTCAAGAGGAAAGGAGCTTGACAAAAAGAAAGAGCCTGCAGCTGACACCTGCAAGCTCTAAGAAAGGAGGTGCGTGAAATGCCTGACGGCTACACCCCTTACGGTTACCTCGGCAAGGTCGATGACAGACTGATCGAGGTTGTCTCTGAGGAAGAGCTCTATGAGCTTCTCGAAGACGAATAACCGCCCCGCGAGCCTGGCCGGTCGCAAGACCGGCTGGGCTTCAAGGTATCTTTCATTATATATCGTTCCACGTGATTTGTAAATGCTTAATTTTTGAAGGAGGTACACCCCTATGACGTTCTGGCATGTTGTCACCAAGTTTTTTGACTCTGGCAAGGTAAAAGTCAATCTCGCGCCGATCGAGGCCGATTGCAAGCCTGAGAATCACATGAGCGAAAATAAGACTTGCGACGAGTACCACAACTACTTCGATGCTTACGAAGAGGCGGTTGCGTATGCGGCAGACGCCCGCAAGGCCTGATCGGCGAGACCTGTCAGAAGTGCTTAGCGAAATCAGTAAAACCTCGAGCAGTTCGTCGGCATACGAAACTTACTAAACACGGTAAAATTAAAAATGTCAAGAGGATAAAACAGAATGCGGACAGCGCCGCCCAGCTCACGAGCTTCAAGCGGTAAGCGCGCTGCGAAAGGTAACCTCTTGACAGAAAGGAAAATGCTTATGGACAGGCAACGCGCATGTTACAGCTATTCGGCGCTTACTCATTGCGCTGACGCCGTGAAAGCTACCAACTGGACCGTACGACGCTCGGCAGAGCATTTTAGTAAATGCTTTGAGGTCAAAAAGCTCTTTGATCTTTGCTATGACGAAACGCATTGTATGCTTTTCGACGCAGATTTTTCCCCGTGGGCCGACTACTTAAAGGCGGTTAATCGAAAGGACACAAAACGCGCCCTTGATAAAGAGCTGCATAACTGCCACAGATTCCTCGCGAATGAACTTAATGCGATAGCTGCGCTCATGCGCGCTGGGGAGGTTGATTCTATTGACTAAGGTTTACGTTGTTCAGGTCATGCCTGAGGTAAGTCTCGGGCGCGTTAGTCAAGAGGGCTATACCTCTTTGGAAAAAGCTCAGGCCTTCATCGAGAGCCGTTCGGACAAGCCCGCGCAAGTCTCGCCCTGGTTGTACCGCAGCACGGACGGCAACGACACCGACTACTTGATCTATGAGGTCCGCGTAGTCTAAGCAAAAAGCAAGCGTTTCTGCAAGTAAGTCAACAAATAAGCTAACTCACTTGCAGAAACGCGGTCTTTTTGCAAATGACTTTAGCTATTTACAGCAAGAAAGTGGGATTTACTATGACTCAATTCACGATCTTCCATAACGTCAAAACCGGCGCGTATGCTGCGGTTTATGACTTTGCCCTCCCGACCATGACCGGCATTGGCCGCAAAGAGGAATGGCTGCCGGTTTATCATGGGCAGGCGAGCGGCTTGCTCGATAAGGCCAGGCAGCGCGAGGCGTTTGTCAAGGCCCAGGAGCTTCGCGGCTAATACCTGTCGAAACCGCTTAATAATTTCAGTAAAACCCCGAGCGCTTTGTCAGCATACGAAACTTACTAAACACGATAAAATCATAATTGTTCCAAGGAACACAACAAAATCAAACTTTTCAGGAGGAAATACAAATGAAGGATATGAGCATCGTGCTGAACAAGAAGATCGTCAACAAGGAGACCAACGAGGTCCGCCTGGTCGTCAAGATCGACGAAGAGAACCGCAAAATCTACTCCGTTCCTGCAAGCGAGCCCGCCGCTGAGCCTGCCTGCATGGCCGCCGCTTCCTATGATCGCCGCTGGCGCCTCTGCGAAGAGCCTGTCGCAGAAGAGCAGACCATCGAGACCGCTGCCGAGCCTCAGGCCGAAGAGCCGAAGACCGAGACCCCTGCCACAGAGGACAAGCCCGAGCCGATGAAGATGAGCGAGACGATCACCGCTCTCGAGACGATCTTCGACAAGCTCAACGCGATCTACTTCGAGGGCAAGCTGCCCCGTCCGGTCATCACCGTTCAGACCACGCCGAAAGCGTACGGCCATTGCTCCACCAAGAAGATCTGGAAGTCCGAGAATGAGGGCATGTATGAGATCAACCTCGGCGCCGAGTTCATCAACCGCCCGAAGGAATCCACCTGCGCGACCCTGCTGCATGAGATGGTCCACCTCTTCTGCACCGAAAACGAGATCACTGACACCTGCCAGAATGGCCGCTACCACAACAAGACCTTCAAGGCTGAGTGTGAGAGCCGCGACCTGATCGTCGAGTACGACCGCGCCAACGGTTACGCGCATACCTCTCCGACCGACGCCTTTAAGGCTAAGCTCGCTGAGGCTGGCGTTGACCTGAGCGTCCGTTTCGCTCGTGTCATGCCGAAGGCTAAGGCCAAGGCCGAGCGCGAGAAGGCTCACCGTTACGTCTGCCCCGTCTGCGGTCAGGAGGTTCGTACCACTTCCGAGCTCAGCCTGATTTGCGGACATTGCAACGTCAATATGGACCGCCTGGACTAATCCAGGCGCGTCCAAAATCTGGAAGTATAAACACCAGGGCCCTGGGCGTAGAACGCGATACGGCTCGCCCAGGAGCTCCGTAGGATAGTTTAAGGAGGAATGGCCGCGTATTATGACAATCGGAGATCGTGTGCGGGTTTTACCGCGTGCCAGCTATAATGCGCGTTTTACTGGCTGCGTTGGCGTGGTGGTTTATAGCACAGGACTTTGCGCTGATAGAGTGGGAGTAAAACTCGATGGCACAAATAACCCGCGCAGCAAGTACAATGCCTTTTGGTTTGCACTCGATGAGATAGCTATTATTGAAAGTGAGGATAATTTTATGCTTAACGATTATATTACGGCGAATGTGCAGTTTCTGGACGGCACGAATCACAACATGCAGTATTCCTATGCGCTCTATGACCCGACGATTTGCGTTAGCGATATTGTCGTGGTAAAAACCGGGCACCACGGTTTTGCTTTGGCAAAGGTCATTGAGATCGCGTCTGAGTCTGCGACGGCTGTTCAGTTCGGACGCGAGATCGTGTCTAAAGTCGATTTTTCGGCGTATACCGCAAGGCAAGAGAAAGCTAAGCAGCTCAAAGAACTTAAGCAGAAAATGGACGCAAAGGTCAAGGTACTGCAGTCAACCGCTCTTTATGAGCTTTTGGCTGAGAAAGACCCTGAGCTTGCCTCGATGCTTACCGCGTACAAAGAACTTACCAAAAAGGAGGATATGAATCATGTATAAGTATTGCCCGCATTGCGGAAAGCCTTTCCTGGAGCCCGACAAGCCCCGCACGGTCGGCATAATCTCGCAGGTCAAGGAGTTTATCACCTGGGCGCAGATCAAGGAGTGGTCCGACCTGCGCGAGGCGTCTAAGCATTTCGAGATCGGCGACGAGATTCACGACGAGCTCAAGACCGGCGAGCCGATCACCCTGGTCGTTGTTGAGAGGGACAAGCCCTTTGACGGCGACGTCATGTTTATGCTCAAGGACTGCTTACGCGATACCTACCCCATGAATGACGACTACACGAACGCGGGCGGCTGGAAGGCAAGCAAGCTCCGCAAGGTCCTCAATACCGAGATTCTGGCCTTACTTCCCGACGATATGCGGGCGGCGATCAAGCCGAGAGTGATCGCCGGCGAGAATGATCTCCTCTGGCTCGCTTCTGAGATGGAGGTCTTCGGCCCGCATGACTGGACCGAAAACGACCCCGATCGCGGCGAGCAGATGGCGTACTACAAGCGCTGCGGGAACCGTATCAAAGCTCTCGGCGACGAGGGTGAGGCTGCTTACTACTGGTGGGAGCGTTCTCCTTTTGCGGACAGCACTACCTACTTCTGTTTTGTCGGCAGCAACGGCGGCGCCAACTGCACCGGCGCCAGCCACTCGTATGGCGTGGCCTTCGGCTTCTGTGTTTAATCTGCGATCTAAGAATCCCCAGCCCGTCAGGGCTGGGGACAAGTAAGAAGGAGGATTCCGATGGGATTAAGAGAACTGCGCCAGACGAAAGGCTTGACCTTGAAGGGCCTGGCCGCGCTGAGCGGCGTTAACTATATGAAGATTCACCAGATCGAGACGGGCAAGATCAACCCTGAGAACATTGCGCTCAAGACCGCCGTGAAACTGGCGAAGGCGCTTGACTGCAAGCCCGAAGACATTCTCGCCAAGTAGAGGGACTGCTCATGGATGACGCCGAATATATCTACAAGCAAGACGTCAAAGAGAAGGCCATTACTACGCGGAGCTCGCATAAGTATGGCAGCTCTCGCCGTCGTCGCTGCGGCCTTTCCAGCGACAATTTAACACGAAAGGAATGGGAACGTATGAACGGCCCAGTACATACTCTCAAGCCCGACGAGGCTCTTTCCTGGGACAGGTTCAGAGCTTTGCCGAGGAGCTTGCAGCAGGACTATATCAAGCATATCCTCTCGAAGTTTAAGGTCGGACCCGCGGCGCTCGGTCGTATGTTCGGTGTCAGCGAGGCCTATTGCGGGGACTACCTCAAAAAACAGCTCGGTATCACTTTCCAGGGACGCACGACCCGACAGGAGACCTTGCGCTTCCTCGACGCCTATCGACCCGACCGAGGACCGGTTTGCGCCGACAAAAAAACACCGAGCTCACGCGAGTCTCGCTGACCTTCTGCGGCGGCTTTTCGCCCGAGGCTATCGCCGCAAGGTTACAAGGTCTTTTCCCTACGGGTGCAGCGGTCTCGGTTACGGTCGATATTTCTGCTGTTGAGGCTTGACCTTTGCTGTATCGCCCTACAGCAAACAGCAGTCTTACAGCAGAGAGAATTATCTCTCTGCTGTAAGACGAAAGCCTTGCTATCACTGACTTTTTGAGACTTTACAGCAGTTACAGCAGTTTTCCTATATAAGAGATAGAAATTAAGAAGTAACTTATAACTCAAACGCTTAATTTTAATATTCTATATGGAAAAACTGCTGTTTTGTTTATTTCGTTTATTTCGCTGTAGGAGGAGGTTGACATGGCGAAAAGTAAAAAGCGCGGGCCGGCTCAGAAGTCGAAAAGCTCTTACGCCCAGGAGCTTCAGATAAAGAAACAGCTCAGCGCGAATATCATAGCGGACTGGACCGCGCAGCTCTGTCTCGATACGATGGCGATTGTTCTCAATGACCCCGAAGTCATGGGCCATAGCGCGCTCGGCTCGAAACGGCTCATGCGCGTCTGCGAGGCCTTTAACGAGCTATTTGATAAGACTCGGCTTGCCCTCTCTAAGAGCGATGAGGCTGAATACTGGCGCGTAAAGATCGACCAGGCGCAAGAGCGCATCTTCGGCCCCGACTATCTTCACTGGCAAGAGCGCTATTCCTACTGGGACGAGCGCGACACTTATTAAGGAGGAAAGATCATGGCTCGATTGACAAAGAGGACGCCGCATGGCTGGGAGCTTGCTGCGCCGTGTGCGCCTGGCGTGCCTTTGGCCGCGCTCGCGCGGTATGAGAATATCGGCAGCGCACACCAGTTTAGACACCTCAGCGAACTCAATACGCCGAAGAGCCCTTACCCTGACGGTGATACAAGCATTTTGGAGTGTCCGTGCTGCGGGAGCGGTGAGTGGCTTCATAATGCCGACGAGAGCGAGGCCAACTTCTGCGGGCAATGTGGGCAGGCGATCGACTGGACCAAGCCTGAGGTTCATTGCGAAGACTGCGAGCATTTGACTTTTTCCGACTGCTATGGCGAGTGCGGAAAAGGCTATAAGGGAATTGTCCAGCCTGGGGACTCTTGCGGGAAAGGCGAGCGTAAGTAAAGAGACCTTGACAGTCTCTTTCTTTTCGGCGGTTTTTCCTACTAATTTCAGTAAATCCTCGAGCGCTTTGTCAGCATACGAAACTTACTAAATACGATAAAATCATAATTGTTGAGAGCAATAAACCACAACAATTACGGAGGTATTTATCATGCTGAAACTTAAGGACATTCTCGCTGCTGCAAACGCTAAGGTCGCCGAGTATATGGCTCAGGGCTATATGATCTCTTGGATGAACGCTTCTTTCGGTTATAGGTTCCGCGTGGACCTTGAGAAAAACGGCGATTGCGTCCGCGTCAAGGTCGACAGCTTCCACAACTGGGAACGCGCTTCGAGCATTGATGGTCTGACCCTGCAGGTCGTTCGCATTGCTCGCGCCGACGCTTTTGAAGATCGTGACGTTGAGCCCCTCTACTCCAAAAACTTCTACGACCTGTCCCGTTATGGTCGCGGTCAGGCCTTTACCGAATCCCTCGAAGAAAAGCAGGCCGCTTGCGATAAAGTCATTGCGAGATACCTTGCATCTGATCGTGATACCCGCGCCGAGCTCCAGCCTTCCGCAGCGCTTATTCGCTCGCTAAAACAGCGCAAGGGCTTCACCAACGCGACTCGCAATAATATCCGCGTCTATCGCTGCGTCGCAGGTTACACCATCGAAATGGCCGGCCGCAATGGCGCCAAGGCTAAGAGCGAGCTCATTCGCCTGCCTGGCACGAAATAAGCGCCTGTCAGAAGTGCTTAGCGAAATCAGTAAAATCTCGAGCAGTTCGTCGGCATACGAAACTTACTAAACACGGTAAAATCATAATTGTTGAGAGCAATAAACCACAACAATTATGGAGGCTGAGTTTATGGCAAGAGAGTATGTTGTCGAGAATAACGACTTTAGCGAGTTCGAGCATTTGACGCTGAATCGCATCGACCGAAACGGGACCCACTACTACACCGACTGCCGGTGCCCGAAGTGCGGTGGCTCTGGTAACATTTATTACTACGCCCACGTTGAGGGCGGCGTGTGCTTCCTCTGTGGCGGCTCTGGCGTGCACCCCACGCAAGTTGTCGTTCGCCGGATTGAATACCAGCGCGTACTTGACGCCAAGCGCCTTGAGCGCGCTCGCAAAGCGGCACCCGCGATGAATGCAGCCTTCCTCGAGCGTGAGGGCTTCTCCAAAGACGGTAAGACCTATATCGTGCTCGGCGATACCTACGCAATCCGCGAAGACCTGAAAGCCGCTGGCGCAAAGTTCAGCTACAATCTCGGTTGGCACTTCCCCGAGCCGAATCCCAATTACGCTACGCACGAGCTCAGCAAGGACGCCGTTGTCTTTCAGGACGAAGAAGAGACTGTGACCGTGCTTCGCGAGCTGCCTAACGGCGTGCTCGACTGGCCCTATGATGTTTACTATTTGCAAGAGTACGTCAAGCGCCTGCAAGAAGAGTATAAAGCGAGCCTCCTGCCTGAGACTACGTTCTTCGGTGAGCTCGGGCAGAAGGTTGAGCTTACTCTCGCGCTTGATCGTCGCAGCTTCTTCGATACGCAATGGGGCTCTACCGCGATCTACGCCTTTACCGATGCCGAAGGCCATCACTTCATTTGGAAGACGGCTTCCTGGCCTGACGCCTTGACGAAGGTTAACGAGGGCGATTCCATCGTTCTTAAGGGCACGATCAAGGAGCATAACGAGTATAAAGGCTGCAAGCAGACTGTGCTCACGCGCTGCAAGATTGTGGCGTAAGTCCAGGTCGTCTGTATCGCGTCCAAAATCTGGGAGTATAAACACCAGGGTCCCAGGTCTAAAACGCGATACGGGCCACCCAGGAGCCCCGTAGGATAGTTTAAGGAGGAATGACTTATAGACTGCTATATCGGTGTCCTTCATCGGTCCGAGTATTCCTCGCTCGTGACCTTGGACGAGCTCAAGAATCACATTGAAGACCAGAAGGAATATAACCGCAGTTTGCGGGACGACCCCGCGCTTTGTAACTGCGAGAGCCTCTACGCGAAGGTGTTTACGCTTAAGCAGTACGCCGATCGGCGGCGCAGCACAGATTTGACTCGCTTTTCGTTCTGCCCCGATTGCGGGAAGAGAATCGACTGGAAGAGCATTGCTGAGGAGCCTCGGCCGCCCTAAACGAAAAGACCGTCCAGGTCAAACCTGAACGGTCAAATCGAGTGCCAGCCAGAAACCATAACGCAAGACGATAATCTCGCATTCAGGTGTTCGACCAGCGATTAAAATGGTGGAGCTGAGGGGAATCGAACCCCTGTCCGAAAGCAACTTGACAGGACTTT